TCAACAAACGTTGCGGCGCATCTTATTGCGCAAGAAGCAATGTCATAAGGAACAAAAATGAAGTTAATAACAGAAGTATTCGAAGAAGTTGAATATCTTTCAGAAGCCAAAGAAGATGGCGAAAAAGAACATTATATTCATGGCGTGTTTCTTCAAGGCGATTTAAAAAATCGCAACGGAAGAATTTATCCAATTCATATTTTGGATAAAGAAGTTGGTCGTTATATGAAAGAAATGGTCAAATCAAGTCGCGCTTTTGGTGAATTGGGTCACCCTGCCGGCCCTTCAATTAACCTAGATAGAGTTTCTCATATTATTATAGATCTTAAAAAAGAAGGTAAAAACTATATTGGTAAGGCAAAACTTACTGATACGCCTATGGGCAATATAGCTAAAGGTCTTCTTAAATCTGGTGGTAAATTTGGTGTTTCTTCAAGAGGTCTAGGATCGCTTAAATCTGGTAAAGATGGAGCAATGGAAGTTCAAGACGATTATAGATTAGCCACTGCTGCTGATATTGTTCACGATCCTTCAGCCCCACACGCTTTTGTTGAAGGAATTATGGAAGGAGTTGATTGGCTTTATGATCCGGTTAAAGATACTTGGTACGAAGAAAAATTGATGAACACTAAAAAAGCGTTAAATAAAATGACTAGAAGTCAAATAGAAGAACAACAATTGGCTATTTTTGAAAATTATATAGCTTCGTTGACAGTAAAAACTACCCTAATATAAATAATTTTAAATTCTAATAAGGAGACCTTAAATGTCTGGAACCAACAAAAATCGTGAATTTGAAGAAATTCTTAGAGCTACTTTAGAAGAAGCCAAGAAAAAGAAGGCTAAGGCTAAAGATCGTGAGGAAGAAGAAGGCGAAGAAGAGGAAGAAGAAGGCGAAGAAGAGGAAGAAGAAGATTCTAAAGAATCTGACCGCGAACAAGGTTGGTCTAAGACAAACAAAGGATCTGAAAAGAGAGACGAAAAACAGGACGAAAAAGAAAACAAGGGTAAGAAAAGACCCGCTGCTTTCGGTAAAGTCGAAGAAGAAACAGCTGCTGCAGCTTCTCTTCACCCAGCCGCAAAGTCAATTGGTGATCCAAAGGCTCTTACTAAGTCAAAGATTGGTATGATGACAGGCATGATGCACATGATGAACGGCATGGGCAAAAATGACATGGTTGACTTTTTCAATAAAGTAATCGGCCTTTACGGTCCAAACAAAGATTGGGGCGTTGGCGATAAGTCAGGTTCAAATCAGTCTTCAATTGATATGCATCCTTCTCAAGCTGTTTCCGCAAAGGGTCCAAAGACTAAGATGCCTATGCCAAAGCTTAATGTCAAAGAAGACGTTGAAGCTATGTTTGAAGGTCAAGAACTATCAGAAGAATTTAAAGATACTGCCGCAACATTGTTTGAAGCTGCTGTATCAGCGCGCGTTATAGCTGAGTCTGCTCGTCTTGAAGAAGAATTCGAAGCTCAGCTTAACGAAAGCCTTGTTTCATTCAAAGAAGAAATTACTTCTAAGCTAGACACTTATCTAGATTACGTAGTTGAAAATTGGATGAAGGAAAACGAGGTTGCTATTGAATCAACACTTCGTAACGAACTTGCAGAAGAATTTATCGAAGGATTGAAGAATTTGTTCGCTGAGCACTACATTTCTGTGCCACAGGAACAGGTTGATGTTCTTGAAGCTCTTGCCGATAAGGTAAATGAACTTGAAGAAAAACTTAATGAAACAATTTCTGAAAACGTAGAACTAAAGAATATTGTTGTTGAAGAATCAGCAAAGGATATTTTTGAAGAACTCGCTTCCGACCTTGCACTAACACAGCAGGAAAAGTTCGCGACTCTCGCTGAAGGAATTGAATTCGACGGAGATCTTGGAATTTATGAAAAGAAATTGAAGATCATCAAGGAAAACTATTTTAGACAGGAACAAACTACTTCAACAAACATTCAAGAAGAAACTTTTGAAGGTGAAGTAGGAACTGTTGTAAATATTGATCCTGCCGTTAACCGTTACGTTCAAGCTCTTGCAAGAACAGTTAAGAAGTAAAAAACTAAATTTTATAAATAAATTGAAATAACTTAATTAACCCGAAAGGAAAAATAAATGTATCTAGCTGAGGAAATTCAAAATAAGTGGGCTCCAGTTCTTGACCATGACGCTCTTGGCGTTATCAAGGATCAGCACCGCCGTTCTGTAACTGCAATGATGCTCGAAAACACTGAAAAGGCTCTAGCCGAATCAGGAGCTCACGGCGGTTATCAGACTCTTTCAGAAACATCGTCACTACTTCCAGTTAACGCGATGGGTTCTTCATCGTCAACTGCTGGCGCTGGTGGTATCGATACTTTCGACCCAGTATTGATTTCTCTTGTACGTCGTGCAATGCCTAACCTCATTGCTTATGATATCTGCGGCGTTCAGCCAATGACTGGTCCTACTGGACTTATCTTCGCAATGCGTTCACGTTACGCTAACCAGACTGGTACAAACGGTCTTGCTAACGGCCAGACCCAAGATAACGAAACTTTCTACAACGAAGTTAACACAGCCTTCACTGGTGAAGGTGGTCTTACTGGCGTTAATCCAAATACATTTGGTCAGGGCTTCCTTGGTACTATTCCTGGTGCAACTAATACTTCACCACTTACAGCTACCAACACTTATAACACTGGACAGGGTATGTCAACATCACAGGGCGAATCTCTTGGTGTTGATTCAGGTAACGCTTTCCCACAGATGGCCTTCACAATTGAAAAGGTTACTGTAACTGCTAATACTCGCGCTCTAAAGGCAGAGTATACAATGGAACTCGCACAGGACCTTAAGGCAATTCACGGTCTTGATGCTGAAACAGAACTTTCAAACATTCTTTCAGCTGAAATTCTTGCTGAAATCAATCGTGAAATTGTTCGTACAATCAACATCACAGCGGTTGCCGGCGCTCAGCAGAATACAACTACTGCAGGTGTATTCGACCTAGATACAGACTCAAATGGCCGTTGGTCAGTTGAAAAGTTCAAGGGTCTTATGTTCCAGCTTGAACGTGAAGCTAACTTTATCGCTCGTACAACTCGTCGTGGTAAGGGTAACATCGTTATCTGTTCTTCGGACGTTGCTTCCGCTCTACAGATGGCCGGTGTTCTTGATTACGCTCCTGCTCTTAACTCAAACAAGCTAGAAGTTGATGATACTGGTAATACTTTTGCTGGTGTTCTTAACGGTCGTCTAAAGGTTTATATTGATCCATATGCTATCGGTGGTAACTATATCACTGTAGGTTATAAGGGTTCATCAGCCTTCGACGCTGGTCTATTCTATTGCCCATACGTTCCTCTACAGATGGTACGCGCAGTTGATCAGTCAACATTCCAGCCAAAGATTGGTTTCAAGACTCGTTATGGCGTTGTTGCTAACCCATTTGCTCAGGGTCTAACTAAGGGTTCTGGCGCTCTTACTATTAACACTAACGTTTACTATCGTCGCGTTATTGTTAACAACCTTATGTAAGATATACAAAAAGACGGTTTCAAACCGCAAACTGGGGAGCTTCGGCTCCCCTTTTTTATGTATAAATAGTATGAAAAGGAGATAACGATAATGTCAGCATTAGATAATACAACACCCGAAAATCGTAATTTTCTTAGTCCACTCAATTTCAGATTTCAAATCAAAAAAGCTCCAAACGTTAATTTTTTCGTTCAAAAAGTTAACATAGCTCCTATTTCAATTAAACCAGCCATTACAGCGACTCCTTTTGTAAATATTCCCTTTCCTGGCGAACACATAGATTATGACGCTTTAAGTATTACATTTAAAGTTGATGAAGATTTACAGAATTATCTTGAGATACATAATTGGCTCAAAGCTTTAGGTAAACCAAAAGATTTTTCTGAATACGCTGATTTAGCCAACAATCCTTCTTATACAGGCGATGGTATATATTCGGATATTTCTTTGACTGTATTGACGAGCGATAAAGCGCCTAATTACGAAACAATTTACGTAGACGCTTTTCCTATAAGTCTATCAGGATTGACATTCAATACAACAGACTCAGATGTTAATTATTTAGAAGCTTCGGCCTCTTTCAAATACACTTACTACGATATTAATAAGATTTAGCTTTACTTTTCTAGAAAAGTATAGTATAATGTAATATTAATAAAATGAGGTGTATTATGAATATTGATGAAATTTCTGAACTTTGGAAAAAAGATTCTATTATAGATAGAACTGAATTGGGTGATGAAGCTCTTAAAATTCCTTCTTTACATCAAAAATATTACAATATTTACATTAACGAAAAATTGATTCTTCGCAAACAAGAAGCTAATTTAAAACAATTAAAGTTAGAAAAATATGAATTTTTGAGTCAAGGACCAAACGAAGAAACACAAACCAAAGGTTGGAAACTACCAGCAAAAGGTTTGATACTTAAAACCGATATACCTATGTATATGGAAGCTGATGAAGACCTTATTAATATGTCTCTCAAAATAGGGTATCAACAAGAAAAAATAGAATTTTTAGAATCGATTATCAAAAGCCTAACTAATAGAGGATATCAGATTAAATCTGCTATTGATTTTATAAGATTTACAAGCGGTTCATAATGAATACAGTACAAATATTCAAAATAAACGAATTATACAATAAGATAATAGCCGAACCTTCAATAATTATGGAGATGAGCAGTTATTTTACTTTTGATGTTCCGGGCGCAAAATTTACGCCCGCTTATCGTAATAAGATGTGGGATGGTAAAATACGTTTGCTCAATTCAATGACTTGTCAATTATACGCTGGTCTTAATCGTTATGTTGAAGAATTTTGTAAATCAAGAAATTATGGATTAGAATATCTTTCCGATTTTTCGTCTGAAGAATTTTCAGTCAAAGAAGCAAAAGAATTTATTGATGAACTTAAACCAACTATTCAGCCCAGAGATTATCAATTAAATGCTTTTATTCATTCTGTAAGA